CGAGGCAGTTTGGATGCCGCGATCGAGACCGAGGGTTTGGTCGTGAACAATTTCGCTGCCTTCTTCGATATGCACAAAAAGATTCGCCATGTCTTTTTCAATGGCGCGAAGGCGGAGCATTGTTTCAAGCGATATGTACTGCCAGGTATCGCGCCTGTGACTATCGGCTACACGCGCTTACCCTCGACGAGTCCGGCAAATGCTTCATTGTCGTTTGCGGAAAAATTGAAAATTTGGCGGGAGGCATTCGAGGCGGAGAGAGGCCGGTAAGGGGGCCATGACGCTCGCCGAATAAGAATGGAGCCGCCCCGTGTTTTGCGTTTCGAGTGGCGGTTGTGGGGGGGTGCTTGTTTTGTCACTGGATGGAACACAGAGGAAAAAGCAAAAAACCCCGAATTAACGGGGCTTGGGGCAAGACCAGGAGTGAAAACTAGTTTGCGCAAAAACGCGCATGGATTGACGCGATTTGCGCGATTTTTGGCATATTAATGGTCAGCGTAAGCGACGCTTCAAACTGGCCACGTAGCGATAGACTTGCTCCATGGCAGGAAGGTCTGGCAAGTCTTTCAACGACCGAACGCCCCAGTGCTTCTCCATGTAGTCCCTGACCCGAATCTCGCAATCCAGCACCTTCATATTCGTCTGGATGTAGGCCACACGGCGCTTCCATACAGTATCGGCAGCCTTTTTTTGTGCCGATGGGCGGTCCATGAGCTGGCCGATCCATGTGAGCATATACCTCTCGGCGGCGGCGAACTTAGCAGATGGAATCATGCGCATGGAGCCGACGCTCATCTTCTTGTTTAGGGATGACCAAACCCGTTGCGGAGTGGCAGGATCGCGCTTTGTGGCCGCCTCCAGCTTCAGGATTTCATCTTTCAGCGAATGAAGTCTGGCGACCTGGACCTCGTTGATGTGCTCTACGCCTGGAACGGGCCGGGCGACTATCTTGCGTACCACGCGCTCGGTCTTGATGACCGTATTATTGTTTCCAACCACGTTGCCGTCACCATTGACCTCGACCTGTGGAACGGGCTTGGCGCGTGGCTTTCTGGCTGGTTTGGCCTCGCCTAGAATGGCCGCCGCCTTGGCCTTGGCCTTTTTCTTCTTGTCGTCACCGAAACCGCCATTGATGACATCTCCCATGCAAAACCCCCTGTGTTTTCATGACGCGAGCCGGATGAAACGCTCCAGGACGGCAGGCTCGCAAACGCCACCCGAAGCGACAGTGTCATAGACCAGGGCGATCAGCTCGGCCTTCTTGGCGGGCTTGAGAGTGCGCCCCTGCAATCTTTCCTCGATGGCTTCCAGCACGCCTTCCAGCGTGGCTAGGTCAACGGCCTGGGCCGCGCTGGCCAGGTCTTTCATCAGCATCGGGCCATCACCTGTAAGTAGCCAATCCACGCTCACCCCAGCGCTGGAGTACAGGCATAGCGCCTCACCGCCTGGTATGGAATTACATAGCTCGTAGTCGCGTAGGCTTGGCAGCTTCATGCCTGAAGCCTCGCACCATTCTTTTTGCGTCAACCCGAGGGCGGATCGGGCCTGTTTCAGGCGTTCACCAAGGGTTTCTCTCAGGTTGCAGCTAGCCATGTGTTAGCTGCAGCCTGTAGCAGCAACCCATCGCGTGGTTGCAGCTAGTCGCAAGTTATTGAATAAATAAAAGAATATTGCCATTTGCGCAAATGTATGAAAAAACGTAGCTGCAACCTGTCAAAGGGGTTGACATAGATATGGGATTCCATATCTAATACGAACCATCACGCACCGCCAAGGAGCAAACGATGGTCGCAACCGCAACCGCTAAAAAAACCAGTCAAGAGGACTGGCACCCGGCCGACATCAAGGCCGCACTACACAAAGCCGGCTGGACGGTCACCGCCCTGGCCGAGTTGCACGGCATCAACCGCGCAACGATCTCCAACGTGTTCTTGCGCAGCTACCCGCTGGTGGAGCAGCGCATCGCCGACGCCATCGGCATTGCCCCGCACGTCATCTGGCCATCCCGCTGGAACGCGGATGGCACGAAAAAGCCCCGTGGCATGCGGGCATTACAGTTTAACGCCATGGCGCGAGCGCGCAATAGCAAGGCGGCTGCCGCCGCCGGTAAAAAGGCAAAGGCGGCCTGACATGCGCCGCATGATCGACACCCTCACTGGTGACCTATTCGCCACCATCCCGCAAGCCTACCCCATGCACCCAGGGGCCTACCGCTTCCGCACCGAGATATCGCTGGCGATGGGCGAGGCTATTCGAGCTTGCGAGAAAGACCGCTACCAGATCGCCGCCGATATGGGCCGGCTGCTGGGGCGCGAGGTCAGCGTTAATACCCTGGACAAATACACCAGCGAGGCGGCGGAAGAGCACCACCCGAGCCTGGAAACGGCCATCGCCTTCGATGCGGCCACCGGCCAGATGGCCCTCGTCTCACTGTTCGCCGAGAAGCTTGGCAGCCGGGTGCTGCCAGGCAAGCAAAGCCTGCTGGCCGAACTGGGCCGGCTGGAACAAATGAAGGGCGAGATCGCCAAGCAAACCGCCGCAATCAAGCAAGTGCTGGGGAAAATCGAATGAGCGACAACGCCACCCTGGTCGAGATCGCGGCGGCGCTTGGAATCAGCCGACAGGCATGCGACAAGCGCGCTGCGAAGGGATCCTGGTCATACCTGGGAGTGCCATATCGCGGCGGCAAGCGCCGCCTCTACACGGTGGCCACGCTGCCCAAACCTGTGCGCGATGCCATTGTGGCCCACCGCCTCAAGCAAGCCGTCTCCCCCCGAACCTCCCTGACCGCCGCGACGGCGGTTTTTCCGCCTGCCGTGGCGCAAGTCCCGGCAGGCCTTCTTATTCGTTCGGCCGATCTGTCCACAAGGGATACCGTCCCCGGCGCTTGCGGCGCCTGGGACATAACCGACAAGCAGCGGCTGGAGCGCGACGCGCGCACCGGCGTGCTAGCGGCCCTGCGCCGGCTGCAAGAGCAAACCCGTTGCAGCCAGGAAGCCGCCATGACCACGCTACTGGTCGGCGCCCGCGCTGGCAAACTCGAACCCACGCTAGACGCCATGCTGCGCCTGGCACGCGATCCGCGCGGTCGGGCAGGTGATGCCTATCCGTCGATCCGCACGTTAAAGCGTTGGCTGGCAGCCCCCGATTTGACGCCGAGGCATAAAGCGCGCGACATGACCGTGCCGGCCTGGGCCCAGGTCTTTCTCGATTTATACCAGCAGCCGCAAAAGCCGGCGGTAGAAGAGGCCTATCGCAAAGCTTTCAGTGTCTGGCCGGCCGATGCGCGCCCATCCATCCACCAGGTACGCCGATTCCTGGCCAAGCTGGGCACAGTCACCCGCGAGCGCGGGCGCATGGGGCCGCGCGAACTCAAGAACATCCAGCCCTTCATCCGCCGCGACTTCTCGCACCTGGAACCAAACGACATCTGGACGGCCGACGGCCACACCTTCGACGCCGAAGTGCAGCACCCGCTGCACGGCCGCCCATTCCGGCCGGAAGTCACCCCCATCCTCGACATCGCCACGCGGCGCTGCGTCGGCTGGAGCGTGGACCTCGCCGAATCCGGCACCGCCGTTGCCGATGCCCTGCGCTACGCCTGCGAGCGCAACGGCATTCCGGCCATCTTCTACGTCGACAATGGCGGCGGCTACCGCAACGCCATGATGAGCGACGAGGCCACCGGCCTGATGGGGCGGCTCGGCACCGACATCCGCCACAGCCTGCCGTACAACTCGCAGGCGCGCGGCGTCATCGAGCGCGCCCACCAGACCATCTTCGTCCAGGCCGCCAAGATGCTGCCCAGCTACATCGGCGCGGCGATGGATCGCGAAGCGCGACTGGAGCAGTTCAAGCTCACCCGGCGGGCCTTGAAGAAGGGCGGCACCATGCCGCTCATCCCCTGGGATGTATTCGTGCGGTTCATCGAAGACCGAGTCGCTGACTACAACGCCAAGTCGCACCGCACGCTCAAGGGCACCTCGCCGGATCTCGCCTGGCGCGCCTTCGAGGCCCGTGGCTGGAAGCCGGAGGTGCTGCGCGCCGAGGACACCGACACCCTGTTCCGTCCGCGCGTCTCGCGCATCATCCAGCGCGCCGAGATCAACCTCTTCACCAACATCTACTTCGCCCGCGAGCTGGCCGAATTCCACGGCGTCGAAGCCCAGATCGCCTACGACATCCACGACCCCTCGCGCATTTGGGTCTACACGCCCGAGGGTCGCCTCATCTGCGAGGCGCAAGCCAACGGTAACCGCCGCCACTACATGCCCGTGCCTGTGGTTCAGCAGGCGCGCGAGCGGCGCGCCAAGGGCCGCCTGGCGCGTGTCGATGCCAAGCGCGACGAGATCCTCGAAGAGTTGCACGGCGCCCCGGCCATCGCCGCGCCGGCCAGCAGCCAGATCGTGCTCGGCGGTCGCGTCATCGACACCGAGGCGCTGACCATCCTGACAGAACACCCGCCCGAAGTCCCCCGAGACCAACAGGACGCGCCAGAACACGCGGCATCGGACACGACAGTTCGTCCCGGCTTGGCTTCGCGCGCGGTGTCCCGCTCAGAGCGCACCCCCGCCGAAAACTACACCGACTGGGTCGAACTGGATGCCCGCGTGATGGGAGGCGAGCAGATCGACGAAGCCGAGGCCCGCTGGCACCGCATGTACCCGAACTCCGCGCAATACCGCGCCGAATCGGCAAAGAGAAAGGCCGCTGCGTGACTGCCATCACGCAACGGCCCGATTGAAGCACCCAAATAGGAGATAGCAGAGTGACACAGACCGCCCAGATACACAACCTCGACCTGGTACGCACAGCAGTCGAGCGGCTCAACGGCCGCGCCAATGGCCTGCCTGGCTTTGCTGTGCTCTACGGGCCGGCTGGCTATGCCAAGACCACCAGCCTGCTCGCCGCCGCCAACAGTACTCGCGCCTATTACGTACAAATGCGCAGCGCCTGGGGCCGCAAGGCCTTGCTCGAAAAAATCCTGATCGAAATGGGCATGCGCCAGGACGGCACCATCCCGCAGATGCTCGACGCCATCTGCACCCAGCTCGCCGCCAGCCGCCGCCCGTTGATGATCGACGAGTTCGACCATTGCACGCGCAGCGACGGCCTGGTCGAGCTGGTCCGCGACATTTACGAAGGCAGCCAGAGCCCGATCATCATCGCCGGCGAAGAAATGCTGCCGCAGAAGCTCAAGCGCTGGGAGCGCTTCCACAGCCGCGTTCTTTCCTGGGTGCCGGCGCAACCCATCAGCCTGCAAGACGCCAAGGCCCTGGCGCCAATCTACGCGCCCGACATCAAAGTCGCCGAAAACCTGCTCGACCACCTGGTCAAGCTCTCCGGCGGCAGCGTGCGCCGCGTCTGCGTCAACCTCAACGGCATCGCCGAAAAGGCCGCAGTAGAAGGCTGGGATCGCGTCGATCTGCAAACTTGGGGCGACAGCCCAATCTACACAGGCGAAGCGCCGAGGAGGGCCGCCTGATGGCCTTGCTGCGCATCGTCGAACACACACGGCGCGGCGCCGATGAGGCGCGAGGCGTGTTTTTCAGCGAAGCCGTGGCCGCCGCGTCGCACCACGAAGGCACCGTCTTCATCGATTTCTACGACCCTCGTAACAATCTGATCTGGGCCAAGTTCGGGATGTCGCCATCCGAGGCGGCCGCGCTCGGCCACAACCTGATTCGCCTGGCCAACGAAGCGCTTGCGGAGGCAGACGATGCCGCGTAAATCCGCCGCCGCCGAGCTGGCCGTCGGCAACGGCCCGCGCCAGCGCGTCTGGACCATGATTCGCGCCATCGGCCTGGGCAAACCGTTCGAGCGGCTCGAAGTCATGCCCGGCGACATCAATACCGACACCGCGCGCACCTATCTTAGCGCGCTGGAAAACGCCGGCTACATCGAGCAAAGCGGCACCCGAGAAGGCGCGCATAAAGGGGCCAAGGTGCGGCTCTACACCCTAGTGCGCGACGCCGGCATCGAGGCGCCGCGCCTGCGCAAGAACGGCAAGCCGGTCACCCAGGGCCTGGCGCAAGAGCAAATGTGGCGCACCCTGCGCATGCACAAGGGCGACATCAACTACATCGAGCTGGCCGCCTATGCCAGCACCCCGGAAATCCCGGTGCAGGCTGAAGCAGCCAAGTGCTACCTCTACAACCTCAACCAGGCCGGCTACCTCGATTGCGTTAAAACAGGCGGCGCCTGGCGCAAGGGCCTGTCGCGTTACCGGCTCATCAAAAACACCGGCCCGCGCCCCCCCATGGTCTGTCGCGCCGACGCCGTTTACGACCCCAACCTCGGCAAAACCGTGTGGGCACGTCAAGTCACCGAAGAGGACGCGATCTATGGCTGATTGGCGCGAAATCCTGGCCAATGCCATCGCCAAAGACCCGCGCGGCAAGGCCGGCGTGGCCGATCGCATGGGCGTAAGCCGCGCCTACGTCAGCCGCGCCACATCCACCGGCAGCAGCACCTTGGCCGAGGTGCCACAGAGATTCATCGACCGAGTGCTCGAACTCGAAGCCGATATCGCTTGCCCGGCGCGGGGCACATGCGTGCCGCGCGGCGAATGCCACAAGGCCAACCAGCCGGCGCCAACCCACAACCCCCAGGCCATGCGCCATTGGCGCGAGTGCCAAACCTGCCAGCACAAACCTGCAAAGGAGACCGCCCATGCAAGCAGCTAGAGCCGTTACTCAGAACGCCGCCATCACCCAGGGCATGGACATCGTCAACGCCGAGAAGGCATCGCTCATGGCTGACGGCCACGTCATTCTCGGCGTGCTTGTCCACGGTGGCCGGCCAGTCATCGAGCTGCAAGCCAGCAAGCTGCTCGCCCGCATGGCCGACGAAGGGCGCGGCGCCTACTGGATGAAAGGCCAGGACGAGCACGGCCCCTACCGCAAGGGCCAACTGCTAGACCGCGCCTGCAACGTCGTCTGGGTGGAGAGGGGGATCTGATGGGCACCATCCAATCGGTTAAGGCATCCATCGGCTGGGTGTCCGCCAACAAGCGGCCGGCCTGCCGCAACTGCAAGCAGGTCGAAGAGCGCGGCAACCCGCAGGCGCCATCCTGGTACTGCAAGGAAGCCGACTTTCTGACTAGTGCATACGCTATCTGCGGCAAACACCAATGGAAGCAAGGCAATGACCGCGCTTGAGCAGGTCATCCTCGATGCGCTCAAGGGCGCCACCGCCCAGCAGCCGCTACGCGTCGACGAGTTGGAGGTCGACGGCACGCCGGCGCAGATTAGCGCCGCCGTCGAGTCGCTTTACAACCGACGCGACATCGGCCGCTGCTCGCACACGAAGGACGGCGAGACCCACGAGGAAATCTGGCCGACCGGCATGATGGCGTTAATCCCCACGTTCACGGTCAGCCAAGCCAAGCGCCCGAAATTCGAGCGCAGTGCCAATCCTCGCAGCGAGAGGAAGAAAGCCATGAAAAGCACCGAATACAAGCCGAGAGGTAATGCCAAGACCCTATACGACATCGTCGTCGAACAGGGTCCGATTGCTGGGCCTGAACTGGTGAAGAAGGCCAATATCAACAGCGGCAATCTGTGCGGCCACATCGCCCCACTGACCGCCCGCGGTCTGGTCATCAAGAAAAAGCTCGGCCGCAATGCCTGGTACATGCTGCCGGAACAGGCGCCACAGTTCGCGAAAATCAGCGCTAATGGCGAACGGCAGACAGACACTGCAAAAGTGCAGCCGCAAACTGCAAAAACAGAAACGCCGGTCGAGGCGAAGCCCGCAGGCACCGAAACCGAAAACGACGAACCCGCAATCGACTACTGCCTGTGGGAATCCGGTGAGCTGGCCATCCTTGTGGATGGTGAAGAGCAGACCGTGCTGCCGGCAAAAGCAACCGCGCGCCTGGCCCGGTTTTTGGCCTCTCCTGTCGGAGCGATACAGCCATGAAATGCACCTGTCCAGCCTGCGGCGCCGTGTACAGCCTCGACGTGCTGCTGGCCAACGACGGCGCGCGCGATGCGGTGATGGTCGCACTGCAACTGCCGGCGCAGCTCGGCAAGCTGCTCATCCAGTACGTCGCCCTGTTCCGGCCGGCCGAGCGCCAACTCAGCTTCGACCGCTTGGCCAACATCCTGGGCGGCCTGCTGCCCATGATCGAGAGCGGCCGCGTCGAGCGCAGCGGCCGCACCTGGCCCGCGCCGCTCGAATACTGGCGGGCCGCGCTGGAGGACATCACCAGCAAGCGCGACAAGCTCACCCTGCCGCTCAAGAGCCACGGCTACCTTCTGGAAATCATCGCCGGCCTGGCCAACAAGGCCGAGGGCGCGCAAGAGGCCAAGACCGAGCAGGGAAAGCTCCACACATCGCAGGCGCGCGGTATGTCCCAGCCTCTTGCGGTTGGGGCGGTATCCCTCGCGGGCAAGCAGGAAGTCGCCACACCGGGCCGCGTGGAAATGCCGGCAGGCGTTCGCCAGCAGCTCAAAGACTTCACCGGAAAGGAAACCAAATGAGCGGTCCAGACATTCCCATCACATACGACCCACAGGGTCGAATGAATTACCACCCTGATTTTCATCCGAATCAAGGAAAGCCGTGGACGACGTCCGATGAACGGTACCTGATCGAGAACTACGAAAAGTTCGGCCCCGAACAAGTGAGCCTGGAGCTGGGGCGAACCATACATACCGTGATGACAAGGGCATATGAATTACGCAAAAAGGGGCGCATGGCGAAGCCAGCCATTAAGCGCTGCCACAAGCGCGAAATGAAACCACAAGGAGGCAAGCCATGCCAATCAAAGTGATCGAAGGAAACACCGAAGAGCACCGCCGCCTGTTCAGGCAGGCCCAGGCCGAAGTCTCCGCCGCCGACATCGACGAGTCGGCCAAGTTTGGCGCCGTGAACGCGCTCTATATCCACGCGCTCAACAAGCAGGCCGGGTGCAGCGACCTCGAAGCCACCGCGGCCGTCTACATCGCCGGCGTGCAGCACGGCATGGCCGTGAGCCGCCGGACGTGGGTCGATGCCAGCGTCACCCTGCCCGAACCGCTGCAAGACGTGATTGTCGCTCACAACTTCGACGGGGAGATCACGACCGACATGGCCTTCGTGAACCTGTCCGGCAAGTGGTTCCTCGTGGGCGTCGACGAGCACGAGATCCACCCAATCCTGTGGCAGCCCATGCCCGCGCTGCCCGCCAACCTTGTTAACGCAACCACCCACTAGGAGCCGACATGGCCAACAAAGTCACCCGCCTCAAGGCCGCCGCCCGGCAACCGGCCCCGCAAACTCGCGACGAAGCGGCCGCACAGATTCGCCGCATCGGCGATCTGTCGCGTGAGCAGCTGCGCACCCAGGCCGAGCTGAACGATGCCATTGCGCAACTGACTGAGCGCTACCAGCCCCGGCTCGACGCCCTGACCGAAGAGATCAAGGGCCTGCAAGCCGGCGTGCAGACCTGGTGCGAGGCCAACCGCGCCGACCTGACCAGCGGCAACAAGGTCAAGAGCGCCAACCTCATCACTGGCGAAGTGCAATGGCGCCAGCGGCCGCCATCCTGCCGCATAACCGGCGCCGAGTCGGTGATCGACACGCTGGAGCGCCTGGGCCTGGGCCGCTTCGTGCGGGTCAAGAAAGAAGTGAACAAGGACGCCATCCTCAACGAGCCGCAGGCCGTCGACGGCGTTGCTGGCATCAGCATCCAGAGCGGTGTGGAGGACTTCGTCATCCTGCCGTTCGAGATCGAGGCGCAAAGCGCCTAGTAGCAGTAGCAGTACCAACCCACCCACCCTGAAAAGGAGCAACACCATGAACAAGTCCGACATGATCGATGCCATCGCAGCCAACACCGGCCTGTCCAAGGCCGACGTGGGCAAGGCCCTGGACGCCCAAGCCGCGGTTGTCCACCAGGCCATCGCCTTCGGCGACGAAGCTATCACCCTGCACGGCCTCGGCAAGCTGAGCGTCAGCCAGCGCGCCGCCCGCACCGGCCGCAACCCGCAGACCGGCGATGAGATCAAGATCGCCGCCAAGCGGGCCCCGAAGTTCAGCGCCGCCAAGGCCCTGAAAGATGCCGTCAACACCACGGCCAAGAAGGCAAAGAAGTAACCGACTGGCTCGATGGCCTGGGCAACCGGGCCATCCGGCAAGTGGGTTACCGCAACCAGCAGAACGGAGACCAGCATGAAAGCAGCCAGCCTAGCCAATTCGCCCCGCCTGCAACGCGTCGCCGATCTGCTGGCCGACGGGCAAGAACACACCACCCGCGAGATTGTCCTGGCGGCCGACGTGTGCGCGGTCAACTCCATCGTCGCCGAGCTGCGCGCCAATGGCCTGGAAATTCTCTGTCGCCGATGCGGCGACGTGTGGGTGTACTGGCAACCGATAAAGAAAGAGGCCGCATGAAACTGAGCAAGGAACAAATCGACCGACTGGCCGCCAATCTGGACAATCCGTGGGGCCGTGTCGAGCTGATATGCGACGGTCACCGCGTCACACTCGACACGCAGCGCTGGAAAGGCTTGGTCTACCGCGTGGTGACCTACGTCGACGGCGAGTTCAAGGGCGCATGGATGAGCGCCAAGGAAGAACACCCGCAACAAAAATTCATGCGCAAAAGAGTTATTAGGTTGCTATCGCCTAAGCAACGCAAGAGCTATGAGAAAGCTTTTGGTAAACGGCGTGCGGAGAAGGAACCTATCTACACTGCCGCCATCACGCAATACATGCCCGATTGGCCGGATGGCAAGGCGGCCTTAAACCATCTGTGCAAGGTGTGCGACTCGGTCGAGATCGCGCTACCGGAGCCGGTGTAATGGGAAACAAGCAAGCCACCTACACCGTCGGCAAGTTCTACAACGTGCCCACCGTCAACGGCTTTGTCTACGACATCCGCGCGAATTGGCCGGTTATCGGCCCCATGCACCAGGACGCCGAGATCATCAACTTTCACTATCGGCACTACCATATCGACTGGCGCTTCGTCTCGGATCGGCTGCTTAACGACGTCCACTGGCACACCCAAATACCCTACGGCACCGTGTTGCATGCCGATCGCTACGGTCAACGAGTGCTGCCCAAGCCCATCATGCGTCGCCTAAAGTGCAAGCGCGACTTCACGCCATACCCGGCCCACAAGGCCACCTGGCTGCCCGAGCTGGAAAAAGCCCACAAGGGGTGCAAGCTCAAGCCCGGCATGGTCTGCCCGCATCGCGGTGTGCCGCTGGCTAGCATCCCCGGCGTTAACGGCATCGTTACCTGTCCGGCGCATGGCCTGAAATGGAACGTGGCCACGGGCGAGCTGGTATCCAACGAGGGGGCACGATGACCCCTGTCCAGCTCGCCGCCGCCGTCGCCTGGTTGCGCCAGCGCTTGGCCACCGCCCCCAAGCCCGTGCGCGTGGCCACGCCGCCCAAGCAAGAGCGCCTGCTGCCATGAGCCCCGAAAAATCCCGCCGCGCCATGTTCGCAGCCTGCAAGCAGCTCGGCATGGACGACGCCGATCGTCGCGCCATGTACCAGGCCGTCACCGGCAAGCACAGCAGCAGCGTGTTTAACGCGGTGGATTGGGCGCGGGTGCTCGATCACCTGAACAGGCTCACTGGTGGCGCCAAAACGGCGGGCCGGCCCGCCAAGTGGCGCGCAGGGTGCGAGGCCTTGGGCGGCAAGATCGAGGCGCTCCTGGCCGCTCAGAAGCTGCCCTGGCGCTATCTAACCAATTCGGCGAACGGCCGGCCCAGCATGGTCAAGCGCCTGGCTGGCGTCGACCGGCTGGAGTTCGCCGATGCCCAGGGCCTTGCCGCCATCATAGCCGCGCTGTCCAAGCGGCAGGCCGCGCGCAAATGAGCGAGGGCTACGCGATCCTGTTCTTCCTGGCCGGCCTGGTAACCGGCGCCGTGGCAGGCGCCTGGTGGGCGTGGGAGCGATTTATTCGCAAGGACGGGATCGGCATTACGCTCAACATCACGCCGGAGGTGATAGACCGGATCGACGCCGCCAGGGTCTCCGCCTGGCTCGATCGGCGCGGCTACATGTGGATGCCGAAAGGCCTACCCGACATCATGGCCCGCGCGAAAAACCAGCAACAGCAAGGCAACGGCGAATGAAACTAGATCTCGCTCGCCTGCCGGACACGGCCCGGCTCTTCGTCGACCTGTTCGGCCTGGAGGACACCCTGGTCCTGGTGCGCCACTACGGTTGCCGCACCATCTGGCCGGCCAAGTCCGGCGCCGAATACGACCAGCTCGTCGACCTGATCGGCGAACAGAAGGCCGCCCAATTCGTGCGGCACTTCCGCGAATATGTCTCCGTGCCGAAGTGCGATTCGGCCATCCGCGCCGCCGTGCATGCCGGCATTCGCGCCGAGTTCGACCGGCTCACGATGGATGAGGGCCTGTCGGCCCGCGAGGCCGTCGCCAGGCTGGCCGGCCAGCCGCCGTACAACTACACCGACCGCCACATATGGCGAGTGCTCTCCGAGGTGGATGCCGGCCAGGTGGTAGACGCGGGCCAGGGCGAGTTGTTCTAATACGCAAAACAGGAGGGAAAATCATGCGTACCTTGATCGTGCTTATCATGCTGGCCTTTTCCGCCACCGCATTGGCTGGGCAATACAATTGCAAGGCCGACCCAGATATCAAGTGCCTGCTGGACGGCACACGCGTCAATTACGCTGTCTGCAAGTTCTCGGCAGGGGGCACCTACAGCACGATGGAGTTGGCCATCATGCAAGGCGGCAGTGTCGATTGGGCCGAAGAATCGAAATGCCTGAATCAGGCGAAAGAAGAGATGAGGCCGGTCTACGAGCGGGCCGTCAAGACAGCCAGCAAGGGCCGGGTCGCCGCGCTAAAAGACTACTATGCCTACTGGCTGGCCAGCATGGACAACATGCTGCCGAACCCTGGCGAGCGCAAGCTCGCATTCGAGCGGCGCCTGCAAGAGCGTGGCGACGAGATCAGCCAAATGGCAAATAGGATAAAGCTGGGCGAGTGACGTGCCGCAAGCAGCCTAGCCCATATAACCCATACCAGGCCCCGCGTTAAACCGGGGCCTTTTTCTTGCCGCTGACACATGTCAGCACTCGCCAGTCGCGCGCGCGCGGCGACACTGGCATCGTGAACTGCGATGCCTGCAAATCCTTCTCTATCCCTAATCCCGGCCCCGGCGTAGTCGAGGGCTTTGGGCGCTGTACGCATATGGCAGCCGAGATGTGGCGCTGGGTATCGCCAAACTTTCCTTGTCATTTCACCCCGTCGCGTTGGAAGGCCAAATGATCGAGTTGCGAGCGTATTGGATGGGGCGCGACGTCAAGTTCAAGCGTGAACTGACGCCGGATATTCGGCAAAACGCGACGGAGACCTTGCGCCGGGTAAACACGTTGCTGGAGGCAATGGCTGGCGATGGCGTCGTGCCGGAGGCGAACGCTACGGGTAGCCTAGTCAATTCAGGGTGGCGGCCGGCAGCAGTGAATGCTGGTGTGCCTGGCGCCGCCGTGCGCAGCAAACACATGACCGGACAAGCGGTCGACTTGTTCGACCCGGAGGGCGAGCTGGACGACTGGTGTATGGATCACCTGGGGGCGCTGGAGGCGGTGGGCCTGTGGCTGGAGCACCCCTCCGCCACCAAGGGCTGGTGCCATCTGCAAACTGTTCCGCCGAAAAGCCAGCGCCGGGTGTTCTATCCATGAAGCTCGCCGACCTGGTTCGCGACCCCGGCACGGGCATGCTCTCCCACACGAAGCTGTGGGCCAACGTGGGCTATCTGGCGCTCACCTGGTCCTTCGTGGTCGATGCCTGGAACGGTGGTCTCACCGATATGAAAATCTTCGCCTACGGCGCCGTGGTGGCCGGCAGCGCCGTCGCCTCCAAGGCCATCTCCATGAAGCACAAGCGCGAGCAAGAAACCGCTGGCGTGCCCGGCCATTTCGATGGGGTCGCGTGATGCGGCGCCATGCCGGGTTTATCGGCCTCCCCATGCCCTACCTGATTCTGTCGATCATCGCCCTGGTCGCCGGTGTCTACCTGGTCGGCCGCCACAATGGCGCGGCGGCCAAGGTTCAGCAACAGCGCGCCGAGCTGCTCGAACACACCCAGCGCGCCATCGAGCAGGCCAACGAGCTGGCCGAGCAAGATGCCCAAGTGTTCGCCGCCACAGCGGTTGAACGCGAGCGCGTGCGCACCGTTTTTCAAACCATAGACCGGGAGGTGATCCGCTATGCACAAGATCACGCTAGCGATACTGGTGAGTGTCTCGATGCTGATGGGCTGCGCCTCTGGCATGCAGCTAATGCCGGCAGCGCCGAAGCGTTCGCCCCCGCCGGCAAGCTCGACTACACCCTGTCAGGACGAGCTGCCGCAGCCGGCCTCGGCCAAGGGGACGGACCTGCTGGCCAACCACGTCGAGGCGGCGAAGCTGTACCACGATTGCAGGCTCCGGCACCAAGACTTGGCTGGGTGGGCGAAGAACGGGGAGGCCGCTAAGTGAGTTTTGACGAGATCAAGTTCTACGTCGGCCTTGGCTTCCAGGTCATCAACGCCATCGCCACCGCCGGCGTTTGGCTCTACGTTCGCCACGGCGATCGCAACAAGCAAGTCGATGATCGCTTCGAGACGATGCAAGCCGCGCAAACCAAGGGCATGGCCGACATTCGTGCCGACTTCGACCGCCGCATGGACATCCAGGACAAGGAAGTCGCCCGCCTCTCCGGCCTGATCGACCGCGCGCCCACCCACGAAGACTTGGGCCGCCTATACAACAAGGTCAACGAGACCGCCCGAAACGTGAGCGAGCAGGGCGGTCAGCTAAAAGGCATCAGCGATACGGTTCGCCTGATTCTGGCGCGCATCACCGAGCGAGGCATGCCATGAACCGCATCGCCCAGCAGATGGTCGAGAAAGACCGCCGCCGCGCGGTGCTCTCCGCACTGCTGCTCGCGCCCGGCTACGCCCTGCCCGTGCGCGCCATCCGCAAGCAGGTCGAGGTGGCCGGCTACGTCGTGAGCTTGGAAGTGCTGCAAGCCGACCTGGCCGCCCTGGCCGACCTGGGCCTGGTCGAGCCATTGGAGCTGGAGACGCACCGCCTCACCGATCGCGGCGCCGACGTGGTGCTCGGCCGTGTGGCCAACCCCGGTGTGGCCAAGCCCGAGCCGGGGGAGCTGTAATGCAATTTTTGGCGATCATTATGTTGGCGCTGGCCGTTAACGTGGCTGGGAAGGACATTGCAAGCGCCATCCGCACCGCGCAAATCAACGTCATCATCAAAGCGGCGGAAGGCCCCGACGAGTCGGCCGCACCATCGGTCGCACCGTCAGCCAATCAAAAGAAAGAGACCTGATGCCTATCTGGTCACGACTCGTCGATGTGGTTGGGATAGGGGCCCATGATGCGGTGTGGAAACGGCGCGTAAAACTGATTTACATCGCGCCTATCACGTTCATTGTCGTATTGGTTGTTGTAGCCATTGAGTCCATCGCTGCGGCTCTCGCTGAAATGGAGTATCAGTGGATAGATATTGGCTGGCTGGACCTGATCAGGAAAGCGTGGCGCCATGGCGCACAGTGAAGACACGCGCCGGGCCGTCCGCGCCTCCTACGTCTTCGACCAGCTAGACCTGGAGCCGGCTGCCATCAAGCACGGCGTGCCGCCGGCCACGGCCAAGCGCTGGAAGCGCGAGGCAAACCAGGCCGGCGACGATTGGGACATGGCCCGCAGCGCCATGATGATCGCGGGCGGCGGTATCGAGGAAGTGCAACGCCAAACCCTGGCCATCGTCATCCAGCAAGTCCAGGCCACGGTCTCGGCGATCCAGCAAGACGCCGCCATGAAGCCGGCCGACAAGGTGGCCATGCTGGCCAGCCTGGCCGATGCCTACAACAAGCTGATGGCGGCATCCAAGCGGCTGATGCCGGAAACCGATGCCATGGCCGTGCGCCTGGAGACCGTCAAGCGCATGGGCGAGTTCATTCGCACCAAACACCCGCGCCACGTTACAGCCTTCTCCGAGGTGCTGGAGCCGTTCGCGGCGGAGCTGGCCCATGACTGATCTTGAGCGCCGCCTGTCCGAGACTCGGGACGAAATCATAAAGGCCATGACCGACCTAATCGAATCGGCCGATGACACTGTTTGGCTGAGCGATTCCGAAACGGTAATCGAGCGTCTAGCCTACTTGTATGAAGTGGCCGGTGGGAACCGCAATGACTTGGTTCTTCTGTGGCCTGAGTATTTCGACTGAAATGGCCGCTACCTCCCGCCGCGCCTTCCTCGACGAGATCGCCAAGTATGCCGGTGAGTTCCGCCAACAGATCGAAGCGGCCGTCGACGGTTTCGACCCCGACCCGGCCGCCCGCCTGGTGCGCCGGGATCGCGCCTGGAATGACTTCGAGTACTTCGCCCGCACCTACTTCCCGCACTATGTGAAGAAGGCCAACAGCCGGCTGCACGATTACCTCTATGCTCGCCTGCCGCAAATCGCCGACAGCCCGGAATCCGAGACCGACGATATCGCCGCCCCGCGCGGCGAGGCCAAGTCCACGCTCACCAGCCAGATATTCGTGATCTGGTGCGTGGTCACCGAGCGCAAGTGGTATCCGATGATCGGCATGGACGCCTTCGACCAGGCGGCCATCATGTTGGAGGCGATCAAGGCCGAGCTGGCATTCAATCCGCGCCTGCTGATGGACTTCCCCGAGGCCACTGGCCAGGGCCGCGTCTGGCAGGCCGGCGTCATCATCACCGCCAACGACCGCAAGATCGAGGCGGTCGGCAGCGGCAAGCGCATCCGTGGCCGCCGCCACGGCCCGCACCGGCCCGACCTGTTCGTCGGCGACGACCTGGAGAACGACGAGAACGTGAAGACGCCGGAGCAGCGCGATAAGCTGTTGGCCTGGCTGACCAAGGCGGTGCTCAAGCTCGGCGGCGCCGGCGAGAAGTTCGACGTCATCATCATCGGCACCATCCTGCACTACGACAGCGTGCTGGCCCGGCTGCAAAAGAACCCGCTTTGGCGCTCGGTCAAGTTCAAGGCGCTGATCCGCTGGCCGGACAACATGCAGCTATGGGACGAATGGGAAAACCTCATGCACGCCCAGGGCGAAGCGATGGCCCGCGCCTTCTACGAGGCTCACAAGCTGGAGATGGACGCGGGCAGTGAGGTGAGCTGGCCGGCCGGCCGCCCGCTCTACGAGCTGATGAAGATACGTGCCCGCGACGGCCACGCCTCGTTCGACAGCGAATTGCAAAACGACCCGCTCTCCGACGACGACGCCCCGTTCGCTAAGGTCATCACCTTCTGGGTCAACCGCCTGGCGGACTGGATTTTTTACGGCGCTATCGACCCCAGCCTGGGCAAGGCCGGCGCCAGCCGCGACCCCTCGGCCATCGGGGTGGGCGGCTTCAACCGCCGCACCGGCATCCTGGATGTGGTGGAGGCGGCCATCAAGAAGCGCCTGCCGGACCGCATCATCGAAGACGCCATCGAGATGCAGCGCGCATACCGCTGCCTGTTGTGGGTGGTGGAAACTGTCCAGTTCCAGGAGTTCCTGCGCACTGAGCTGATCAAGCGCGCCGCCGCCGCCGGCGTGCCGTTCCCGGCCCGCGCGGTGCAGCCCCACGCCGACAAGCTGCTGCGCATCGAGAGCCTGCAACCCCACATGGCAAACGGCTTCATCCGTCTGCACCCCAGTCAGACCACGCTGATCGACCAGCTCCGGCACTTCCCAAAGGCCGACCACGACGACGGTCCGGACATGCTGCAGATGCTCTGGATGGCCGCCACCACGGGTTATTCGTCGTTCGATTGGCAGTCGACCGGATCTCGTACCTCGGCCGGTGCCGCCGATATTGCCGCCGGTGACGGCTGGGGCACCGTCGCCGGCGGCCAAGACTTTAGGGGCTTCCAATGAGTGCAGAACAGAACACCAGCAAGACTTCCAAGCCGGAACTGGAACTCGCCGAGGTGGCCACCTCGCTCGACGGCCGTGACATCACGCGCGCCTATGTCGACCCCATGCGGGTGATGCAGCCGGACGACACGGTGCTGATGCAACGCGGTGGCGGCGACTACACCATCTATCGCGAAGTGATCCGCGACGACCGCGTTAAGTCGGCGCTCCAGCAGCGGTTCCAGGCCGTGGTTGCGCGGCCGTGGGAGGTCAAGCCGGGCGGCGATTCGCCGCGCGACAAGGCGGCGGCCGAAGACCTCAAGCAGCAACTGAGCGACATCCGCTTCGACGCCATCACTGAAAAGATGCTTTACGGCGTGTTCTACGGCTATGCGGTGGGCGAGGCCATGTGGGGGCTGGATGGTAGCCGCGTGGTGCTGCGCGATGTGAAGGTGCGTGACCGGCGCCGGTTCGGTTACGACGGTCTGAACCAGCTCCGCATGCGCACCATGCAAAAGCCGGATGGCGAACTGCTGCCGCCCAAGAAGTTTTGGCACTTCTCGACCGGGGCCGACCACGACGACGCGCCTTATGGTCTCGGCTTGGCGCATTGGCTGTACTGGCCGGTCTGGCTCAAGCGCAACGGCATTCGGTTTTGGGCGGTGTTCCTCGAGAAGTTCGGCACGCCGACCGCCGCGGGCACCTTCCCGCCCGGAACCAGCCTGCCGGACCAGAACAAGCTGCTCTCTTCCCTGCATGCGATTCAGCGGGATTCCGCGATCATCTTCCCCGAGGGCATGACGGCCGAGCTGATAGAGGCCACGCGTAGCGGCACGGCCGATCATGCGCGCTTTGTCGAGCTGATGAACGAGGCGATCTCCATCGTGACCATCGGCCAGACCGCCACCACGCAGGGCACGCCCGGCCGGCTGGGCAACGACCAAGCCCAGGCCGAGGTACGCGCAGACATCGCCAAGGCCGATGCCGACGTGGTGTGCATGTCGTTTAACGCCACCATCGCGCGCTGGCTCACGGACTGGAACTTCCCCGGCGCCGCCTATCCGAAGGTATGGCGCGTGATGGACGACCCGGAAGACGCCAACCAGGCCGCCGAGCGCGACGAGCGGCTGGCGAAGATCGGCTACAAGCCGACGCTTGAGCGGGTGATCGAGGTCTACGGCGAAGGCTACGAGCCGGCCGCGCCGGTCGACGGGGCGGCGTTGACGCCTGGCGGCTTTATTCCAAAGCCGCAAAGCACAAGGCCGGTCGAATTCGCCGCTGCGTCAACACCCGAGTCGCCCAAGGTGGAAGAGCTGCTCACCGATGCCCTGGACAAGCAGGCCGGCCCCGACATGGCCGCCTGGCTGGAGACCATCCGAGCCATGCTCGACAGCTCCCACGAACTGGAAGAATTCCGCGCCAAGTTGCTGACGGCTTATCCCGATATCGACCGTGCCGGCATGGTGACGGCGATGGCCGAGGCCTTCGCGGCCGGGCATTTGTGGGGTGCATCGGATGTGGTGGATGAGGAATGAGAGCGATCGAGTACTACTTTCTGTTGGCCACCTTTTTTGCATGCTATGAGCTGGGCTTGGTGCATGGAATGGGCGGGCGGCAAGCGTTTATCAAGGCCATCGCCTTCGGCCTGGCATGGCCGCTGATGGTGCTGCACGGTATCTATCTGACCCACTTTAAAAAACCGCGCCGTGGCTGAAATCGACCGCATCCGCCTCCCATTCCGCGAGCAAATCGACTTCTTCCGTCGCAAGCTCAATCTTCCCACTGAGCGATGGGACGACATCTGGCAGGCCGCGCACGATAGCGCCTTCGTGGCGGCTGGCGCGATGGAGGCCGACCTGCTCGACGACCTGCGCCAGGCCGTCGACGATGCGATCGCGGGCGGCGATACCCTGGTCGATTTCCGCAAAAAATTCAACGCGATCGTGCAGAAACACGGTTGGCACGGCTGGACCGGCGAGGGCACCAAGGCCGGCGAGGCCTGGCGCACCAAAGTGATCTACAACACCAACATCGCCACCAGCTACGCCGCCGGCCGCTGGGCGCAGCTCACCGACCCGGCGCTGCTCAAGGTGCGGCCCTACTGGCAGTACATCCACAACGACTCGGTCCTGCACCCGCGCCCGCAGCACAAGGCCTGGGGCGACATGCGGCTGACGCTGCGCCACGACCACCCGTTCTGGCGGACGCATTTCCCGCCCAACGGCTGGGGCTGCCGCTGCCGGGTGAAGGCCGTGCGCGAGCCGGGCAAGGGCGATGCCACCACACCGCCGGCCGGCTGGGACAAGCGCGACGACAAGGGCCGGCTGCCCGGCATCGACCGGGGCTGGGACTACGCGCCCGGCGCGAACGCGCAAACCAGCCTCACCGACCTGGTCGAGCGCAAGTTGCTCAACCTGGAGGCCGAGATCGGCGCGGCTATGGCGGCCGCGTTGCGGCCGGCACTGCTGGCCGAGCAGGCGCAGGCATTCGCGGCCTGGGCCGATGCGCTGACCAGGCCGACCGGCGCGCTGGTCCAGGTTGGCACATTGAGCGAGCGTGTCGTGTTGCGTTTGATGGAGCGGGGCCGAATGCCATCGTCCGCCGCGCTAGCCGTGCGCGACGAGGACGTGTTGCACACCCACCGAGAAAGCAAGGACTCGGCGCTGCCGTGGCCGTGGTACCGCGAGCTGCCGCTGCATGTGGCCGATCCCCGCGCGGTGTTGCTGGACAAGACCGACCCAAGCGGCGCGCTGCTCATGGTGTTCGACATTTCCGGCGAGACCGGCAAGCTGGTCGTGAAGATCGACTACGAGATCTCGGTGCGAGGTACCGATGGCGTTAAACGGCCGAGGAAGGCCAACATCCTGCGCAGCGGCAAACTGCTCGACCCGAAAGCATTGAGTGACCGGACGAGCTACGAGGTATTGGATGGGGAGATATGAGTGAGCGCAGGCGGCGCCAGGACTCGAACCTGGATCATGCGATTGGCATAGGCCCGTCACAACCTTTCCCTAGGAAACTACCGCCCACACGCACAGGATAGACCATGCAGACCATAGATGTCGATACCAGCGACCTGGCCGGTCTGGATGACCTGGTCGACCGCTTGGAGCACCCCGGTATCCTGTTGCAGGAGATCGGCGAGGAGCTGGTCGACAGCACCGATCGACGCTTCGAGACATCCACCGCGCCAGACGGCACACGCTGGGCCCCCAACAGCGAGACAACGATCTTGCAGTACCTCGAAGGCAAGAGCGGGGCAATCGGCAAAACGGGGCGCCTGACCAAGAAGGGCGCCGGCGCCGTCATGGCCAAGCGTCCGCTGATCGGCGAAACCCGCAACTTGAGCACCACCATTTCGTACCAGGTCGTCGACGGCGGCCGCACCCTGCTGGTGGGCAGCCCACAGAAATACGCCGCCGTGCAGCATTTCGGCGCGGACAAGGGCAGCCTGGGGCGCAATGCGCCCTGGGGCGATATTCCGGCCCGACCCATCTTCGGGATCTCGCCCGAGGACGAGCGGACCATCTTGGAACTGATCGAAGGTTACCTGGGGGCAAGCCCCCGAAATGGCCGCTAAACCCGCGCCGTTGCCGGGTATCGTTTTTTGTATGTGTTAAAACGCGCCCTGTCGCGTCCGGCATGAAAAAGGCGGCATAGGTACATATTTTCCCAATGCGAAGAAATTAACGGGGGTTTAACGCTGTTTGCGGGGCAAAAAATCAGCGTATCGAACAAGCAAAAACGGACTGTGGTAAATTCCTGGTGAGCCTTCTCGCCGCCAAGGCTGGTTTCCGGCCTGATTCTGCGGTTCTATCCTGACGCGCTTGCTACGCGTAGATCACCCACGGCAACCCGCTGACAAATGTCAGCATCCCCTGCCTAGTTCATGCCGCCGACACTGGCGGACATGGCTACCACCAAACTCCCTCGCATCCATAACTTCCGTGCCGGCCGGCATACGGCCATGTCTGGTGCGGTGCTCGAATTTTCTGAAGCCGATCTGGCCGCATCGGCCCAGGCATACGACCCGGCTATCTATCAGGCGCCCATCGTGGTCGGCCATCCGAAGATCGACGCGCCCGCATACGGTTGGGTCGCCGGCCTGGCTGCCGATGCCGGCGAGATGTATGCCGACGCCGACCAGGTCGACGCGCAATTCGCCGAGATGGTCGAGGCCGGCCGCTTCAAAAAGGTCTCTTCGTCTTGGTTCCCGCCGAACCATCCGCGCAACCCGGTGCCGGGTGTCTACTACCTCAAGCATATCGGTTTTCTCGGCGCCGCCGCGCCGGCTGTGACCGGCTTGAAGCCGGTTGAATATGCCGAAGACGACACGGGCTGCCTGACGGTCGAATTCGCCTACGACGACCAGGTAAATGCCGGTCTATGGCGCCGCATGCGCGAATGGATGATCGGCCGCTTCGGGCTCGACGAGGCCGACAAGGTTGTTCCTGATTGGCAAATCCAAACGCTCGACGACGCAGCCCGCCAAGAGGCCGAGGCCGAAGCGCCCCAATCCACCCCCATGTACGCGGAAGGAGAAGAGATGTCCGATGTCGAAAAGGCTCGGCTGCAAGAGCTGGAGGCGAAAGCCACCCGGCTCGAAGCCGAGAACGCCCAACTGAAAACCCAAACCGCCGAGTTCGCCGACCGCGAGGCCGCGTTGACCGCGCGCGAGACCGAGGCCCGCCAGGCCGAGATCGCCGAGTTCGCCGAGAAGCTGGTCGGCGAAGGCAAGGTGCTGCCGCGCGACAAGGCTGGACTGATCGCCTACCTGGCCGGCCCGAACGCCGACGGCGCGATTGAGTTCGCCGAAGGTGAGTCAACCGTGGCCCAGCCTGCCGACGAGTGGTTGCGCAATTTCCTGTCCGCGCTGCCGCCGCAGGTGGACTTCGCCGAGCGTGGCGCGCCGGATGGTGATGGCGCCCAGATGTCGGATGCGGAGGTTGCTCGCCGCGCTCGCGATTACAAGGCCGCTCAGGACAAGGACGGCCATTTCATCAGCTTCGCCGAGGCCGTGGATGCCGTCCACGCCGGCACCGACCGCAAGGAGAAGTGAAATGCGACATGACGGTTTCATCAAGAATCACACGGCCGATGGCGCCATTGGCGCCTACCGCATCGTTAAACATGGCGACGCCGATGGCGACGTCGCCCAGGCCACCGCCAGCACTGACGTGCTGATCGGCGTGAATGGCCGTCTGGCCGCCGCCGTGGCCGGTGATCGGGTCGACATCCACCGTGGTCGCCTCGTCGAGGTGGAGTACGGCGGCAACGTCACCCGTGGCGATCCGCTCACCTCCGATGCCAATGCCAAGGCCGTGGCTGCCGCTCCGGCTGCTGGTACCAACGCCTACATCATCGGCTATGCCGAGGTCTCTGGCGTGGCCGGCGACATCGGCGCCGCAATGTTCGCGCCCGGCCGCATCCAGGGCTGAACCTCACAGCTGACCCTCACAGCTGACCCTCACACGATCTCAGGAGCCAGAGCATGACTACCAATACCACGCCTTTTACCGTCCAGCCCAAGCTGACCCAAATCGCCTTGGCGGTGAAGCCGACCGGCATGATCGCCGATCTGGTGTGCCCCCGCGTGCCGGTGGAAGGCGAGAAGTTCGTCTACACCAAGATGACCACCGAAGAGGCCTTCACCATCCCGGACACCCGCGTTGGCCGGCTGTCTCAACCCAATCAGGTTGAGTTCGGTGGCGTCGACACCAACGACGCCACCGAGGACCATGGCCTGGACGACTATGTGCCGCAACGCGACATCGATGCCTCCAAGGGCTCGAACTATGACCCGATGGCGGCGGCCACCGAGCGCACCGCGCTGCTGGTCGAGCTGGCCCGTGAGAAGCGGGTGGCCGATCTCTATTTCGGCTTGAACACCTACGCGGCCTCGCTGCGCACCACCTTGTCCGGCACCAGCCAGTGGAGCGACTACGCCAACTCCGACCCGG